AACCTATCGAGTCGAAGCGGAGTATCTAAGCGGCAATTTCGTGGCACATGGGCATAGCCCAAGTGGGTGTGATTTTGTGGTGTGCTGGCGACACGATACGCCATTGCCCATGCTTGTTGTGGAGTTAAGCACGGGTAAACGATATGTGCCAGGTGAATGTGATAGCGATACTGAGCCCGTGCCAGCGCCAAAGCCTTTTGATTGGCGCCCTTACATGGATCAGTGCGGGACAGAGCGCACGGCATTCATCATGGCAATGGCCGATGATCTGAGGGCATATGATGAATATTCGCAGGGGATGGTTCAGCCGCGTATGAGGCTATTCGCGGCGCAAGCTCGCCTAGAGGCAGCGTTGGAGAAAGCGGGCGCAAGCGCGGCACTTGCGCGGGTGGGCAAGCTTCATCCGCATGATTTCTTCAAGCTCATTGTTTAGCGGCGCCCCTGCTTTACAGGAAGGATCAGGGATTCGTGCCACAATGGCAAGCAGGCCAAAGCGGCAACCCGAAAGGTAGGCCGCCGAAATCCAGAGCGATGACTGCGCTGCTAGAGCGTGCGGGAGCCAAGGCGGTAGAAATGCCAGATGGCAAGCGCATTGCCGGGCGGCGCTTTGTGGCGTTGGCTATGTGGGAAATAGCGACAACCGGCAAGTGCATAATGCCGGACGGCAGGAAGTGGTTACTCGATGCTGGTGAATGGTTCGAGGTTGTCAAATGGATTTATGCCCAAGTGGACGGGCCGCCTAAACAGTCGCTAGAACTCGCCGGGGCCGACGGGGGGGCGCTGAAGGTCAAGCATGAATACGCCGATAACGACGTTGCCAACATCCTCAGCATATTGGCTGGGCTTGGTCAAATCCAGCCCGGCGCTGAAGATGGCGGCGACTCCGAGACTCAATAGCTACATACCGCACACGCCCTTTCCAAAGCAGGCGGCGTTCCTGATGCTGCCATGCCGAGAGGCGTTCTATGGCGGCGCGGCGGGGCCGGGCAAGTCGGACGCCCTGCTGATGGCTGCTCTACAGTATGTGGACGTGCCGGGCTATTCGGCGCTGCTGTTGCGGCGCACCTATTCCGACCTATCCAAGCCAGGCGCGCTGATGGACAGAGCGCGCACCTGGCTGATGAACACAGACGCACATTGGAATGCCGAGACGCATAGCTGGCGGTTCCCGTCCGGGGCGGTGTTGAGTTTTGGATACCTGGAGCATCCGGGCGATGAATTGCAATATCAGTCGGCAGAATACCAGTTTTGCGGGTTTGACGAATTGTCTCAGTTTGATGAGCTACAGTATCGCTATCTATTTAGCCGCTTGCGCCGTCTCAAGGGTAGCAACGTGCCGCTAAGAATGCGCTCGGCAAGCAACCCCGGCGGGCCGGGGCATGACTGGGTTAAGGCGCGCTTTATTGATGCACATGCGCCGGATCGGGTGTTCGTGCGGGCGCTGTTTACCGATAATCCGTATGTGGATCAAGCCGCCTATCGCCAGGCGCTTGCCGAGCTTGACCCGATAACGCGCCAGCAGCTTGAAGAGGGCGATTGGGACGTAAGACGCGAGGGCGCCATCGCCAAGCGCGAGTGGTTCCCAATTGTGGACGCGGCGCCGGCCCAGGCGCGCAGAGTGCGCTACTGGGATTTGGCCGCCACAGAGCGCAGCCTGTCCAGCCGAGACCCGGACTGGACGGCGGGCGTCAAGATGGCAATGTGCGACGGCGTCTATTATATCGAGCACGTTATACGCGAGCGCGTCGGCCCCGGCACGGTCGAATCGTTGCTATCGCAAACGGCGCAGACAGACGGCGCGCTTGTGTCAATCGGTGTAGAGTGCGAAGGCGGCTCGGCTGGCAAGCTATTCACCGCCCAACTCATTCGGTCGCTGGCAGGTTATAGCGTCTATGCCGACCATCCTGCAAGCGACAAGATCACGCGCCTGGGGCCGTTCTTGGCGCAGGCCAGAGCGGGCAATGTGCGAATGGTGCGGGGCGCGTGGAACGCGGCCTACATTGACGAGATGTGCGCGCTGCCGGACTCGGCCCACGATGACCAGGGCGACGGCACAAGCGGGGCGTTTTCGCGGCTGGCATTGCGCGGCCAACAAAAGGCCACGAGCAGGCAGGGATAATGACAACTGATTTGGAGCTGGCCTACAACGCTCTCGCGGGCAAGCAGGAAGCCTATAAAACGCTGTGGGCCTATTATGACGGCGATCACCCGCTGCGCTACAGCGCCAGCCGTTTGCGCGATGTGTTTCAGCACGCCGACGCGCGCTTTACTCAGAACTGGTGTGCCGTGATTGTTGACGCGGCGCTGGATCGCATGGAGCTAAAGCGCTGGACTGCGGGCGACGATCTTGCCTTGACCACGATGATGAACGATCTATGGACGCAAAGCGAGATGACCTTCGAGGACGTGGAGGTGCACCGCGCCACGCTCGTCATCGGTGAGGCGTTCGTGATTGTCTGGCCCGACGCTGATGGCCAGGTACAGGGCTACTACAACGATCCGGCGCTGTGCCACGTGTTCTATGATTCTGACAACCCGCACCGCAAGCGCATGGCAGCCAAGTGGTACGTTGACGAGGATGGGCTGCGGCGCATGACGCTCTATTATCCGGATCGCCTGGCCTATTACGTGTCCAGGGTCAAGTCCGATACCGTGGGGAGTGCCAGCGCGCTATTCTCGGCTGAAGAGCCGGAGGCCGAAAATCCGTATGGTGAAATTCCGGTGTTTCACTTTCGGCGGGAGCGCCGCAAGGTGCGCAGCGAGATTGCCAATGCGCTGCCGATCCAGGACGCTGTGAACAAACTCACCTCTGACATGATGGTGGCCGCCGAGTTCGGGGCGTTCAAGCAGCGATGGGTTATCAGTAATGCCGATACGAGTATGCTCAAAAACGCGCCCAACGAGTTGTGGGAGATTCCAGCTGGCGACGGCATTGGCCAGGGCACGCAGGTGGGCGAGTTTGGCGAGATGCAGCTCAATCCGTTCCTGGCCAGCATCGAATCGTTGAGCCTGAGCATGGCGGCCATCACGCGCACGCCCAAACATTACTTTATGAGCAAGGGCGGCGATCCGTCCGGTGAGGCGTTGATCGCAATGGAGGCGCCGCTCAACAAGCGGGTATCGCGCTATGTCGAATCCTTTTCGAACACTTGGCGCGACGTGGCACGGTTCATGCTGCGTATTCAAGGCACGGATGTACCGGCGGAGATGCTAGAGCCGGTGTTCGCGCCCGTCGAGACGGTGCAGCCGCGCACGCAAGCCGAGATTCGCCAGATGAGCACATCGGCGGGTATGCCCTTGCGGGTGGTATTGCAACGCGAGGGGTGGAGCCAGGCAGAGCTAGAGGGGCTTGACCAGGCAACGGCAGCGCAATCGGCGGCGCAACAGAACCAATTGGCACAGGCGATGCTGAATGCCCAGCGCGACTTTGACCAGGGCGCGAATACCGGGGCGGCTTATGGGTAACTGGCGCATAGCGGGGGAGTCAGTCATGGAATGGGGAAGGCCGGGCGGGGCACCGCTTATTGTCGGGATTGAGGCGGACTTGGCCAAGAAGGTTCAAGCGCATATGCCAGAGGGATATGCTGTACAGGCAGAGACGGGGCAACTCGCGTGTGGCACGGCCTGGTTGCGGGCTTGCAAGAACGGGGTTTGTCTGTGCGAGCCGATCATGAATACTTACTACGACAGTGTTGACGATCTGGCCCCGGTGATTGCGGACTCGTTACTATTCATGCTGGATGAGATTTTAGCGCGCCCGCGTGAGGCCGTGAATGCCTGAGCCCGCCGTGGTGCGCGTGATTGCCGAGTTCAAGCGCGAGCTGTTGGCGCGTGAAACCGTGCAGATGCGTATGATGGCAGGGCGCTGGCTACAGATTGAGAAACGGCTGAAAAAGGACATGGATGCGCTCGCGGCCAAAGGCGCAAAGGGGCCGCTCACAGAGGCAGCAATCAAGAGCGACGCTCGCTATACGTCGCTGATTGCGCAGGCGCGGGCCGAGGTCATCAAGTACGAACGATACGCCAATGGAGTTATCCAGGGCGAACAGCTAAAGCTCGCAGGGCTCGGGATCGAGCATGGCGTCGAGGCGATCCGGGCGGCGGGTGTGCGGACTGCGTTTGACCGACTGCCGATTGAGGCGGTAGAGCGCATGATCGGGCTGGCCGGCGACGGCTCGCCGCTGTTTGATGTGCTGGCAAGGCGAGCGATAACGCCGGACGCTATCCAGGGATTGAGCGATGCGCTGATAACGGGCATAGGCGCGGGCTACAACCCGACCAAGATCGCGCGCATGATGCAAGACGGGTTATCTGGCGGGCTACAGAAGGCATTGACGATTGCACGGACTGAGCAGTTGCGGGTGTATCGCAGCGCGAACGTAGCGCAGTTCCGTGAGTCGGGCGTGGTAGCGTCGTTCAAGCGCATGGCGGCCAAGGATGGCCGCACCTGTCTGGCGTGTCTGGCAGCCGACGGCGAGACGATCCCGCTAGGTGAAGAGATGTACGATCATATTTCAGGCAGATGTACAGCAGTTTGTAATGTTTTAGGTGCGCCGCCTACGCAATTCGAGACTGGCGACGAGTGGTTTGCAAAGCTCGACGCAAGCAAGCAAGAGGACATTATGGGGCGCTACTACGAGCCGTG